GGTTCCGAGGTGCGATTTTTCTGTACGAGTTTCCTCTAAAACCTTTATAGAAACCTACTTAAAACAAATCTTGCGTAACTTTTAAGACCCAATGAAATATCCATCTTTAGTAACAAAGAAAATCAGCGAACTTTCACCAGCAAAATACAATCCGAGAACCATCACTTCAGATGCGTTGGGTAGGCTCACGAAATCTTTGAGCGAACTTGGAAATCTTCAGCCGATTACTTGGAACGCAAAGACTGGGAATGTGGTCGGAGGCCATCAAAGGCTAAAGTGCTATTCAGCACTTGGCAAAGATGAGATCGAGGTCTGGGCAGTTTGGTTGGATGAAACGCAAGAGAAGGCGGCCAACCTTGCCCTTAATAAATTGAGTGGAGAATTTGATATGCCACAACTCAAAGACATCCTAGAAGAACTAGATGCGGGTGAGATCGATATTGATATTACAGGGTTTAGCTTGGATGAGATCGGAAAGATGATGGAAGCGACCAGCCCAGAGGATGAGAAGGGTGGAGATGGCGAGAAATGCTTGGCGTGTGGGAAGCCTCTGTGAGAAATGATACGACAAAAAGAGCTATGCGAGAAGTGGGGGCTAGTGAAGAGCGAAATCTCAAAGCTAGTAAAAAGAGGTATGCCTCTTACAAGCGTAGCCGATGCAGAGCGTTGGAAAATAGCCAATCAAAAGAAGCCAAGCAGGGCGAGGCCGATCTTGTCAGCATCAACGAACTTATCAGAGACATCAGAAAACTCGGATGCAGAGTCGATCAAATTGGAAAATCCGCTTGGGCGATTACACCGAGCGAGGAGAGCCGAGGTAGTTGCCTACTCATTAGTTCAGAGGGCAACCAACGAAAGAAACCCAGTCGCTATGCGAGCCGCAGTTCAAGGATGGGGCGAAGCAAAAAAGCGAGTCGCAGAAGCCGAAATGGAACACGCCCGATGGGAAGAGGTGAACAGAGTTACAATTCGGATGGACGAGGTGCGAGAAGTATTCGGCAAATGGCTGGGAGCAATTAGAAACCTAATGGACGCTATGCCTTCGAGCTTGGCCGCAAGAGCAAACCCCAGCGACCCAGAGTGTGCGAAGAGGGCAATTCAAGAGGGCATCGACCAAATCTTTGTAACGATTCAGAAAGCAGAGGGAGCATTCAAATGAACGAGTGCTTTATTGTTTTGCTAGTAGCAATCGCAATCCTAGGCATAGTGCTTCCATTCTTTGACCGATGAAAAACATATTTAATTTTATAGATATGCTCGTTGAAAAAATAGCGTGGTTTATACATTTCACCTTTATTTGGATTATCATTTCCAGAAGTCTTGGATGGCACGATTTTCGATGGGATAATGGACTATTTTGTCTCCTATATGCTTATTGTTTTTTATTAAGACAAAAATGAAACGCACCCCACTTAAACGCAAAACCCCACTCAAACGAGGCGGGAAACTACGCCGAGTATCTGCAAAGAGAAAAGGCCAGAACGAAGTTTATAAAGATGTGCGAGAGAAGTTTCTAACCAACAATCCAGTCTGCCAAGTGTGCCGTTGCAAGATGGCTAGCCAAGTTCACCATAGGCGAGGAAGATTCGGGGATAGGCTAAACGAGGTAGAGTTTTTCTTGGCCGTGTGCTTCGAATGCCATCATCAAATCCATATGAACCCAGCTTGGGCGTATGCAAAAGATTATCTGGTTAAGAGATGAACCAGATTGATGAGGCCAAGAACTTCGCTCGCCTTTTGTTTGAGCCAAGGGAACAACTCTCAATCCCAGAATGGGCAGAGAAAAACCTAACCCTTTCAGCTAGGGTTACGAACATACCCGGAGCATATTCAACAACCCTAACGCCATATGTCCGAGAACCCCTAGAGGCTTTTGGCGATGACTCGATTCGGCGGGTGGTATTGGTGTGGGGGGCACAAACAAGTAAGACCACAACGATTCTAGCTGGCCTAGCGTATCGGATAGCAGAGCGACCTTGCCCCGCCTTGTGGGTGATGCCTAGCGAGCATTTAGCCAGATCATTCACAGAAACTAGGTGGTTGCCAATGATTGACGATTGCCCAGCATTAGCCAAAGAAAAACCAGACAACACCGACAAAATAAAGATACTCGAACAGCACTTCAAACGATGCTCGGTGTGGTGGGCTGGCACAAGCCCATCGGCTCTTTCTAGTCGCTCGATTGCGTTGCTCTGTATGGATGAGGTAGACAAGTTTCCAGAGCAAGCGGGTTCGGGGCGAGAGGCGAACCCAGTTCAATTAGCAGAGGCACGAGTTAGCACCTACCCAAACCATCTAATCATAGCAACCAGCACCCCGACAACTGCCGACTCAATTATTTGGAGTGAGTGGCAGAAGGGCGATATGCGTTTCTACTTTGTTCCTTGTCCTCATTGTGGGCATAAGCAGAAGCTAGTTTGGGGACAAATGAAGTGGGACGAGTCGGCCAAGATTGAGGATGGGGTTTATAATTTTAAGCTAGTGAAATCTAGCACCTACTACGAGTGCGAGGAGTGCAAAGAAAAGATTACAGATGGACAGAAAACCAAGATGCTTCGAGAGGGCGAATGGAGGGCAACCAATCTAAAAGGCGAGCCTAACCGCAGGAGCTATCACCTCAATGGCTTATATGCCCCTTGGGTGTCTTGGGGGTCGCTGACAGTCAAGTTTCTGCAAGATAAGCACAATGGAATCATCGGCCTTCAGGACTTTGTGAACCGAGTTCTTGCCGAGCCTTGGATGGAACACGAGTCGGAGAAGATGGAGATTGTGGCGGGTGACTACAAGATGGGTGAAGTTCGTATGGGTGAGAAGCTGATTATGGCTTGCGACATTCAAGAGGCAGGGGGTTTCCACGCTTGGTGCGTTGTGAGGGCTTGGGATTTAGAAGGTAGGTCAAGGCTGGTGTGGGCGGGGCGGTTGGAAACTTGGGGAGACATTAAGGCCAAGGCAGACGAGTTTGGGGTGGAATCGAAGTGCGTTTTCTGTGACAGCGGTGACCAGACCAGAGATGTCTATCTCCATTGTTGCAAATGGGGCTTTATGGCGTTGGTCGGTTCAGATCGAGCCAGCTTCTCCGAAATTGTAGATGATCGAAAGCTCCAACGCCCCTACGCTCGAATCGCCAATGGAGACCCCTTTAGCGGTAAGGCGGTGCAATCGAAGGCGGGGTGGAAGTGGAAGTTCTGCCCAGTTTGGAGGTGGTCGAATCCATCCATCAAAGACATCCTCTCCAACCTATTAAAAGAACCCGGCTACATAGCTTTGGATACCCCAGATGTTTGGAGAGTCCATATCGAAGCAGAGGTTAAAGTGCGGGTGAAAAATCCTATGACTGGAAGGGAAAGGCTTGTCTGGAAGCAGATAGGAAAGAATAATCATTTACTGGATTGCGAGTGTATGGCCATTGTGGGTGCGGCCTTATATGGTCGATTGAAAGTCTCCCCCGCAAGTTTGACAGAAAGTGAGTTTGATAATGGCGAAGGGTGATTTCATTGGGCTACCCCTTGCCACCCTAACTTCTCTTCGTGATAAGTATATTACTTGTCTTGAGGCGATTGCGGTGGCGGGTTCGAGCTATTCGATAGCTGGTCGTTCGTTTTCAAGAGCGAATCTCGGTGAGGTAAGAGATACGATTGCAGAATTGACCCTAGCCATTGAGTCTGCTAATGGTACTCGTATCCGCACAACTTACGCAAAGTTCTCGTGAAAAAAGCACAGCTAAACTTAATAGATAAAGCCGTTGCTTTTCTGAACCCACAAGGGGCAGTTAATCGGATGATTGCACGACAAAAGCTCGTCAACTTCTCTTACGATGCGGTAAAATATACAAGAGAAAGAAAAGGGCCGAGCTCGCTTTCTGGTGCGGAAGATTATCGTTCCAACTATGACCGAGTGGAGCTGATGAAAAGGGCGAGGGACTTGGCAGAGAATGTTGGCCTTGTTCGCTCCATCCTTATGAAGTTCGCAAGCCACACCGCCGCAAACATTTCCTACCAAGCCCGAACAGAGAACCCAGAAGTCAATACAGAGGTTGAGGCGTATTGGGCAGAGTGGTGGGACAAGTGCGACCTAACCACAAGACATACTGGCTCAACGCTTATGCAAGTGGCGATGATGAGTATGCTCCGGGATGGTGACTTCCTTTTCGTTTTGGTTCGAGATAAGGATGGCAATCTAAAGATTCAAGGCATTGAGGCAGATAGATTGGGAGACCCATTCAAGGTTTATACAAGCCTAGATTTGATTGGTGGAATCCATATTGATCGGGATACTGGTGCCCCAAGTGCCTACGATATTTATAACCGAAGCATTGGGGATTTCTATACTTACCAGACAACCATCCCCTCAAGCCAAGCGTTCCACTTGTTCGACCCGCTCCGCATTGACCAGTACCGAGGAATCTCCGCTTTCCATACCGCAATCAATGATGCACAAGACATATACGATATAATTAATTTCGAGAAGATGGCCGCAAAGAACGCAAGCTCGCAAGCTGGCATTGTGAAGAGGAATAACAACAATGCCTCAGATCTCTCCTCGCTGACAAACGATGAAGATCTCAATGGCAACACGATTAAGCTAGAGGCGATTGAGTCTGGCAAAATCTCTTACCTAGAACCGGGTGAGGACATCGTGTTCCCCGATGGGCCGAGCCGTCCCTCTGGTGCTTTTGCAGAGTTCCACAAAATTCTATTGAGGAACATTTGCCTTGGGCTTGGCATACCTTACAGCTTCGCCGTAGACCCTTCTGCTATGTCTGGCCCGACCGCCCGCCTTGAGATGCAACAAGCTGGACGCACCTTCCGCAGATATCAGAAGCTCCTTGATGATAAAGTTCTTCGCCCGATTAAGAACATCGTGATTGCAGACGGAGTGGCAAGGGGATTGATTGAAGAAAATGTTGGAAGCAGAACGACTAGGGGAATCTTTAATTTTGGGGCTAATGTCTCTATTGATTTGGGCAGAGAATCCGCTTCCGCAATCTCCGAGTTCAAGACTGGCCTACGCACCGCCGCCGACATCTACGCAGAGCGAGGCCAAGACTTTGAAAGCTCTATGAGGCAAAGGGCGATTGAAGCTAAACTAATTAAGGATTTGTCAGAGAAGTACGGCGTAGACCCAGAGACGATTTCCGATATTGTTCCACCAAAACCCACCCAGACAAAACCCGAAGCACCCTCGGTTAGTCCGATTATCCCAGCAAAGGATAGTCCAGAAAGCGATGATGATATAGGGGGAGATCAAAAGCCCATTCCAGAAGACCCCATCGAACCATCGTCAGAAGAATTGCAAAAAGAAGATAGAGAAATTGAACTTCCAATAGACGAATCAGAAGTAGAATTACCTACTCAAAAAAAAAGTAAAGAGTTAGAGGATTGCGGAACTGGGGCGGGGGGCTTTAAGCCGGGGAATACTTGTTCTGGCGGTGGCGATGGGGGGGGAGTAAGCACAACCAAACCATCAATTAAAAATGCAAAGATTGAGATTGCACCAGAAGTTCTGCCCGGTCAAAAATGGGGAGATAATGGGCAAGAATTTACAGAGGAAGGAAGGGCAGTCAGAGCAAAAATAGGGGAGTTCACAATAACTGATGCCGAGGGGCCACTACAAAAAGGAGCACCGGGAGCAGTAAAAAGATTAGGAAAGAAAACCAAAGCAGACCTAGAAAAAGCATTGTCTGACCCAGAGACGGTTGATGCTATGCGAGCCGCTGGAATAAATAATATAGAGGTTAGGGGTACATCAAAAACCCCGAATGGCTTTACATATTATGGAGCACACAATAAAAATAATCTTATTATTCATACCAAAACATCAGAAACAATAGCCGCTTCAAACGATGAATATAGAGTCAAACACGGTTTTAATAGGCTGATAAATCACGAAATAGGACACGGAATATGGGATGGTGCAAAGGATGAAACTAAAGGAAACTTTGCTCAAGCAATCAAGGCAAATCCAAAGGTAATCGAAGAAGTCGCCAAACGAACAAGAACAAAATACTCGATAGGTGAGGTATGGGATGAAACAACCGCAGATCGCACAGTAACAGAAAGTTTTGCCGAACTTAATGGAATGAGAAGATTTGATAAGGAAGGATACTCGAAACTTCCACAAAGCGTTAAAGATTCGATTGAGGCAGTAGAAAAAGAGGCGAAAGAATTGAGGGCTAGTTTGGCTAAAAGAGGCAGAATCGGGCCAGCAAGAAAAGTTTTAGAAAGCCTAGACCCCGCATCTATCAAGATGCTGATTGAGGGGATGATGGGCGGGATTGAGTTGGCAAAGTACGATGGGATTGATTTTACCCCACCACAAGGGGCTAGGGATGCCGCTAAAAGAGCCTTGGATGTTAGGGAAGGCAAACCAGCCAGCCAACGAGGGATGACCCCAGTAGGCATAGCCAGAGCTAGGGATTTGCAAAATGGGGTTAAGATGTCTCCCGATACAGTTCGCAGAATGAAAGCCTTTTTCGATAGGCACGAAGTAGACAAGAAGGGTGCAACTTGGGACGAGCAAGGGAAAGGCTGGCAAGCGTGGAATGGCTGGGGAGGAGATGCTGGTTACGCTTGGGCAAGAAAAGTAGTTGGGCAAATTGAGGCTAGGGATAACAAGGAACTAGCCCGACCAGTCTCTCAAACTCCCGCTCCTCCTAAAGAGAGAATCAAAGGCTCGAAGGATAATCCCGAAGGCACAGCATCTACAAGAAGCAAA